GGAGGTGACATCGAGTACCCGTGATAAAGGCACCCCCCGTGCTAGCATCTGCATTGATACTACCGACGCTTGAATTGAGATTGGATTCGAACACCCAGTAGTGCGCCGGAGTATTACCAGAAAAGGAAACGGCTGAGGCGTAGGAACTGGCTTTCATCAACGCCTGTACTTGAGCCTGAGTTAGCTCTACGTTCCACATCCCAAAGTGACACAAGTTACCTGAGCCGTCATCGAAAATATAACTGGATGAAGTAACACCGCCGATCTCAGCAGTACCCCCAGCGGCTGAAACGTCATTGCTTCGAATCGTCGCACTGCCTGAAAGCTGCCCATCAACGTAGACTTTTGCACTGGTAGCACTGGCAACAGTAAAGCAAACGTGGTGCCACTTACCGTCTCGCAAAACAGTAGAATCGCCGAACTGTGTAGGGCTAGAATCGCCTGTCGCAAAATGAGCAAATTGGTTGTTCGAAGACAGGTAAAAAATCACCCGCTGTGATCCAGATTTTTCGATGTTGACTAGGTACTGATAAGTCCCGGAAGCCCCGGTGCTAGCCTTGACCCAGGCTGCGACCGAGTAGCTTCCGGTAGTTGATAGCTGAACCCCGTCAATCTCTAGATACGTTGAGCTAAATAAACAAGAGCCCGACGAAATAGGGTACGGGGGTCCAATCGCAAGATCGATATCTAGTCCCGTTTTGGGATAGACCTCGCTTATGTCAGGGGTTGAGCCCAACATTACTCAGCAACCTCTGCATCCTCGACGGTATGGCCACCCTCTTCCATATTTTCCTTAAGTGCAGCGACCGCGCTTGCCATGAGGTTCGTGACACCTTCGCCTTCGATCGGAAGGTTAACGCCAAAACGAGCACCTTCGATTTCTGGAAGCGTTGCAATCGCTTGACAATTTCCTACAATCTCTCCGGTAGCCACGTCTTTGGTGATTGTAAGTTGCACTCGATGTAGTTTCTTAACTGCCATTTTTAAAAACCCTTAGCTAAAGTCCTGGCCTATTACAGCCGCGTATATGTTGAAAGTAGATCCGTTAGGGATCGAAGTAAATGAGATCAAATCCACGTCGCCAGAGCCTGGGGATTGCGTATGGTGTACCCCACCGCTAAATTTGATCTCGCCAGTGACTGCCGTGCTGCCCCCATCCGAGTAGACCGTCACAGCAGAGTCAGAATAATCGATCGTGTGGTTGGAAGAACCTTGAGTGATCTTAGCGGTGACCGTTGCACATTTACCGTCAGCGGGTACGTTGTGAAACTCAATAGCGGTGATAGCAGCAGTCAAGGTGATGTCTCCAAAATTCCCATTTTGAAAATCAACGACAAGCTTTGTGCCGCTGGAAGCTGAGGGTAGATACACCGGCTGAGTGTCCGCCGTATCTGCCCCAGTCCCTTGGTGATAAAGGTACGGTCCTTTTTGAGGAATAATCTGGCCGTTCCCGTCCATCTTCATAACTGAAAAGGTAGATGACCCGGTGCCAGGAATTGTGGCAACAAAGTCGATCAGATCATTGCTGTGGTCATATTGAATAGATCCCGCTTGTTGAGCGTTTGGATCGGTAAACGTGATTGCACCCTTGCCGTCAGTCGGAGACATCAGGGTGATGCCGGTTCTGCTCCCGCTCGTGCTTTCGATTACCAGGTCATCCCAATCGGGATGCACTTGGGAGTGCCCCGAATCGCCGGTTTTAATGTGAATCCCGCCACTATCACATAGGGGCGTATCTTCACCATTCGTCATAATTTTCTGACTGCCATCAATCCGCAGAGCTTCTGTGTTAGCCGTGCCAAAACAAAGAATGTTGTCTGGGATCCGAAACATACCAAGGTTGTTTTGATCTCGGAATGAGTAGCCGGGACTGTTTTTGTTTCCGTCACCAGGGCCAATCGACCCGTAATTAGTCAGACGCCCGCTTTCTGAAAGAACAAGTCGTTCAGTTGGGGTCTCCGACCCATCTGGACTGACCGCGAAAACCAGCTCAGTCGGCATGTCCCCGTCACCTGGGGTACCGTTTACACGCGCAATAATCTTTGCGCCCAAAGCATACGAGTCGCTGTCTTCAGCGCCATAGAATTCAATACTACCAAGCTCGTCATCATCTGCCACAACCGCAGCTGTGCCGTCGGTGTTACTTTTTGAACGCTTGAAGACTAGTGATTGGGCAGTGGCATTATCTGCGTTGTTGGTGACAATGCCAAGGTCGCCGTCTTGAACGTGCAGAAAGTGGGCTGGGCTTGCACCAATACCGACCTTGCCCGAGCTGTCAATCGTAGCCCGCACGGCGTCGTTGACCTTGAAGGTCATTGCCTCTCCACCACCTACACCGTTATGCAGGTAGGTGATTGCACCTCTGTCGTTTGAAGTACCATTTGCTGTAAAGGCGATTTGACCTTGGTGATCACTTGGACACGCAATTGACAGACCAGTATTCTCGATGCCTTCAACAATCAAATCATCAGCGTTGCCAGAAATGTCTGTTTGACCGGAGTTGCCGGTAAAAATATGCACCGACCCGGCCGAGTCGCCCATTGAGGTGGTCTCTCCACCCGTCGTGATTTTTCTGTCGTTATCAATCCGCAACGCTTCAGATCCGCCAGTTGTAAAGCTGATGTACTGCCCGACACCATTAGATGAAGTAAGCTTTAGCGGTTTGTTGATCGAATCAACCAGACCTCCAGAATCGCTGCCGGTTAGTCTTAGCCTTTCTGCGTCCCCTTTTCGCAACTCAACTTGCGACCCGTTCGAGCCGTCTGCGTTTATAGCCAGAACACACTTACTCTTCGAGTTGTTAAGACCGTTCTCAATGAAAACAGTCGGAGAGCCGTGGTGAGTCAAATCGATCGACATGCCAGTGCTGCCGCCCGTACCGACAATATGCAGTGGTGCTTTCGGTGCAGTTTCGCGAATACCCACGAGGCCAGATGATTGGTTGTCAGCCTCGGTATGGGTGCCTAAAATAATAACTTTTGACGCGTCATCAGTTGTATCTATCTGAAGATAATCTTCACCATCGGCAGATTCAATTAATACTGAGGAAGCTGTATTGTCATCTACACTAGAGGTACCTGCAACACCACTTTGTTGGAAGTCACTAAAACCTGCCATTAGAATCCTCCCAGAATTGCGGACACCGTAGCTTTGTCGTTAGCGTTGGGAGAGCCAGTAGCCACGACATTAGCTAGGCGGAAGTTTTTGGCGTTGACTTCGAAGTTGATCACAAAGCTTACAGTCGAAGACGATACCTTCTTAAACAACATGTCGGACATTGTAAGTGTGCCAGACGACAATGCTGAGGTTTGCAGCGTGTAGAACGTGGAACCGTCGTCACTGGCTTCGATGTTGAACTGGATACCAGTGCCAGCGTTGCGAGTGTAGGTCACGTAAAGGCTGACCTGGTTGTGATTGGCGCAATCGATAGATGTGCCTGCTGCAACCGCACTGTTAATAGCTGTAGCGTTGAATCCTGTAGCGGTAGCTGCTACAGGTTTAGTTAGTTTCAGTCCTCTTACTGCCATTGTTATTCTCCCCCGCCGCCCATGTATTCCAGTGAAAGTGTAGCATTATCTGCAACGTACATCCAGATTGTAATTTAGAGCAACAGTAATTAATCCATTCTATTTGTCGGCCAGGGAAATCACCGGGGTTGGACCCCCCTGGCCTAGCCCCCTCTAAGGGGAGCGTTAGTCGATTCTCTTCGCGCAGAACATGGTTAAGAATCTGTCTGCCAGAACTGTGATTGAGCTAGTGGAAACTCTTAAAGTTGTGTACAACTTATCGCCTTTATCCAATGCAATTGGACCTGAATTGATAAACACTTGAAATACTGTTTCACCGCCAAAAGAGTTGTGTGCGCTCAGTGTTGTCTTTTGTTGACCAATACCCTCATAAAGAATCTCTCCCCCTGTATAGGGGTTAGTCGTTGTATCCGTTGGGTTTTTCCTCAACCTGACAACAGTATTGTTACCCACGCTACCCGTATGAGTGTAAGACACTAAACCAGAAAACTCATACAATCCGTCTTCCGGGGCCAAGAAAAAATGAGGGGTTGAGGTTGTTCTGAAAGCTAAGGTTCTATCTGTTAGAACAGATGCGAATTCAACTCCTATCTCAGTATCCTTTGCTACTGACTGAGTGCTTGTAGGATGAGCCCTTACAGCAGCTTGTATAGGAACAACAGTAAAATCATTTAAATACAGATCACCGTTAGAGTTAGTTCTAGTTACCTTAAATTTAGCCCATCTTGTATTAGTTTCTAACTTCTTTACTTTGGACAGCTCTCTAAATCCTGCCTCACCTGGAGCTGTGCTTCCATCAGACTGTAGTGTAGTTGTAGCGAGTACACTGCCTTGAGTTAAGTCGTATTCAATTAGTTGAATTGTGTAAGTTGCATACCCACTTGAGTTTACATTAGACACATTTGATGTAGCCCTAACAACTGAACCCCCAGGTACAGTAAATGTTTCTGTCTCTATTGAGGCACTACTGGATGCACCTTGGGGTGACTTAATGGATGCGACTCCATTCTTTATGTAGGTCGTTGTTAGGTTCCTTTGGAAATCAGTTCCCCATGTACCCGAGGTAACGTTGAAACCCCCAGGCGCTCTGTGGTTCGTGCCAGGGGTTGCCCCGCCAACCTGAGTTACACTTTCAAACCAACTGCCGATATCTCCCCATGGGTTATACTGCACCATGTCAGAGTAATTTCTATCTATGTGGATAGCGTTGTTACCAGGAGCTACAAAAGTAACAACATTACTTAGCAGGGAATCATCTTGAGTATATCTACAGTTGCCCGTCTCCGGGCTGATGTTCGATACTAGAAGTTTGTACTTGGCAGCAAAGTAATATGTTTGACCAGGAACCAGGCCAGTGACGGTGAAGGTTCTTCTGCCCTCTCCAATGTAAGTCCCGCCATTGATGTAAGGGGTTGAGTCCTCTTGACATGCAGCCTCAACCAAATCGCCGGAGGCGTTAGCCATAAAGAAGTTGGTGCCTAAGAACTGCACATTCAAACCATTGGTATGGGTCTCTATATCAGGGTCAGTGCATAACAGGGTTGCCGTTGTTCCAGCCCCATGTACGATTCCTCGACCACCTTGAACAGTCACCGATGCCGTGTGGGTAGCGCCAGATGTAGTAGGTATGGCGGTATCCACTGTGAAGTACATAAGCTCTGTTTGAGAGGTAGTATCAACTATGTAGTCACTGTTCTTAACTACGCTGGTTACAGTTCTTTCTATTGAACCTGAGTTATAACTGAGCGTAACTTTTCTACCCACAAATATCTGGGTAAGCATGTTTGCTTTAGATGTAGCGTTAGAAGCTACTACGGTTGTGCCCGTTCCGTCAGATGTAACACTGTAGTTACCACTAGCACTGTAGTTTGATACTGCCGCTTGACCCGCATCAGAAGACACAGACAATACTGGGGCAGCTACACCGTGGTATGAGGATGTCTGTTGCCCTCCTCTAAGGTGGCTATTTAACCCACCTGATGGTTTACCCCTGCATTCAAGAGTGGTTGTGGCCTCTGTGCCGTCAAAGCTGTGGCTTATAGAATGTACAGCCAGGTGCTGGTCACTGGAGTAGTGGTCATCGTTGGCGCTAAACTTGTAGAAGTCCCCAACTTCCGCAGCAAAGAAGTAGGGCAGCTCTACTGTTTTGATTATCTCAGGGTCAACCAAATCCTTGAGAGCTAAACGCGCAAGTCTTTCAGCTTCTATGCTAGTAGTTATCAGACCTAACGCATCTTCAGTCCCGCCCAATATCATGGACCTTCTACCATACTTGGCAATAGATGCTGCGTTTTCAACTTCCATAAATTTTAGGTTGTTGGCTACAGGCTCTCCACCTGAACCTGATGTTGCGTACTCTGTGTAATGAACTCGAACATGGTTTCTAATTCTAGCGGTGCTCGTAGATAGGGAAGAGATGTCATAGTAGGCAGAGGGGCCGAATGTAAAATCAACGTTAGTTGATATCCTGTCTCTGAGGGGACAAAATACAGTTGGTACAAATCCCCCTTTAGCGGTCGCATCTACGCCTTCCGATACAGTTGTCCCATCCACATTGTCGTTGAACTTGAACCTGAAGTCATAACCTATGGATTGAGCTACACTTCTGACAGCTTCCATCAAGTTTTGGTCTGTTACATCAAATACTTTGTTAGGGACATACTGAGGTCTTTCATCGATGGTGAAAGCGTTTGCAGTAGCTACAGAGGGCACAGCATCTTGTAGCTTCATAGCTGTGTCACTTGTAATCTCATCAATAATAGAATTGTGAGTCTCCCCATCCTCAAGACTGAAGCTGATGCCCATACCTACAGCGCACTCACTAGTAAACTTGGTGCTACTACCTGTTACTGAGATTGATCCAGAAGATACCGTAATCGTACCACTTGTTGATTTAGCACTTACTTTATTAGACACCAGCAAGTTGCTATCATTACCCGTCTCTGTGAACAGGTAGTAGTCTACGTTGTTGTGTCTGTATACAGCTTCACTTGCTGAGTGCGCCCCACTACCCCCGTGATAAGACTCATTCTGAGATGATAGAATGATCTGCATAATATCGTAGATAGTGTAATTGGTAGGGGTATCAGCAGTAGGTGAGTTGCCGTAACCCTCAAACGTCAAACCATCGGTAGAATCCCGAATGCCGTGTATTATCTGCCAGTCTTGGTACTTGCCCCCCAAGTCTCTACACCGAATACTTATTTCTTCAGCTCCCCAGTCTACCTCATCGATGTAACCACGAAACACTTCTTCAAAGTCTGAGTTCTGGACTTCTACATCCATGGGGAGTGTAGCTGTTTCAATGACAAGCTTATTGGTTATATCAAGAGCGGGGGATGAGACACCGTGCTGTAAGTTAGGCAGAGAAGATAGAACTAACGGAGATAGTGACAACTCTTCAATCTGACGAATCAAAGTGATTGATGCTGATGATACAGGCTCATCAAGAGTAGTATCGATACTTACATCTTTGATCCAGTTGTAACCCTTGTAGTTAGAGAAATCGATTATGTTAGAACCAGGGTTCTGGGTGATAGTCAAGCTAGTACCAGCTGTCATGTTTTCAGTTACATTTAAAATAGTATCTGATGTTATTGACTCTACAATTCTGCTTTCAGACCCAACTGTAATTTCAGAGCCTACTGACAACTCTTGCGTAAATTTAGAGTCCGTTGCTGTTAACTTTTTCAATGATGGGGGGTTTTGAACGGACCCTGTTCCACTACCACTCAGAGTCTTAGCATCAGAGCTGAAGTTGCCAGTGTAGTTAAATCCGTTGGTTACTGGGCTGGACCTATCAATACGAACCCGTACATGCACCGACCTATTGGCTGACTGATGGATGGTTGTTTGAGCTGTCGATAAGGTTCTCATTACACTTCCGTCAACGTGAAAGATAAGCGTTGTTTTACTCTGCCCCCTGCGTGAATATATTCCACAGAGTCCACCTTACCTCTAACAATTACTACAGAGTCGTGAGTGACATCACCTGTCATCTTGAGGTTTGGGTGCTCGCCAGAGTTTTGCCCAAAGTTGTACCAACCAAGTATCATCTCAGCAGGAGCAGCGTATGGAAGCACTTGCACCTCGTCTACTTTCTTTCGCCAATATGTTCCGGTTGAGTCTGGGTCTACCCCTAATTTAAAATGAGTAAATGCGGAGGGGTCAGGAATATGAGATGTGGTCGCAGTCCCTTGAGATACCCCATTGATATACAAAGCCTGTGTCGTTTCCCCTGACTCAGGGTTTCTTCTCAGAACAGCAGTGACCATTTTATAACTACCGTTAAACGGGTTTGCTACGTCCAGGGAACTAGTTTTGTTTGCAGGTCCACTTGCGTCTTCTGCTGAGATAGCAAATTTTAGTTTGTCACTATCAGAGTTATCTATAAATACCCTGAAGCTGTTAGCGTGCGAGCTAGTCTTGAATATATTTACGAGGTGTTCATCGGCAGCGGATGAACCCGCTTGGTCAGTCCACGCATTAAACGTTATGTCTTGCTGAGGTCTAAATATTTCTACAGGGTAATCGTTACTAGACGTACTGTTATATAACTTTGATTTGCCAGTAAATCCTGAAGGTACAGTAGATGAAAAACCAGCTGTTACTCCTGATGCTCCGGGGATTAGCGAAACATTCTTAGTAGAGTCCGCAGTGTCATCCATCGTAAACAGCTGACCATCCCCTCGAATCAAACCAGCGTAAGCCAGGGCTTCCATCTCAGTGTAAGGGGTGGTCTTAAATGTGTAAGACCTCTTTCTGTATCTAACGTTCTTGTAAGCGCCACCCTCGAACCCATAGCCAGATTCACCCGCAACACCGATACGAGTGCTAGCACCAGGGCCTACATTGATAGTTACGCCATTTAGTTTGAGGAACGCCATTACACTTCCTCTAAGGTGATATTTAGTTTGCGTTTATTGTTCTTACCGCCTGCACTCATCAAGTACTGAGATGAATCTACTCGACCTACAAACAAAGAACTAAGGGCGTCATCTGGTATGATGTCCCCATCTACATACACCTTGGGCAAAGAAGACATAGCTTTACCCATCCCGTACCAGGCAGATACTATGTCGGATGTCGCTGCATAAGGAACTACCATTAGCTCATCTATGTAACCGCCTGTGAATTGACTCCCCTCGTCCCCATCATTACCAATAGCAACATCAAAAGCTGTACTAGATAAATCAGGAATCCTACAAGTAGTCGTATTAGATTCAGAAGCAGCTAATGAAGAGTTGTAGTATAACTCTTTGCAATTATCACCTGTTTCTGGATTAGTTCTCAAAACAGCAGTGAACATATGAAAGTTACTTACACCTGTCCAAACTGTTGTTTTTGTCAGAGAGTGAGATCCTGCGCTGTTTGAAGTAGTAAATATTATACTGTCTATACCATCACCTCTTTCTAATTTGATGGTATTACTACCTTGATCTGCATAGAATATATTTCCCGTTCCGCTAGATGCGTCCGATACCCACACATTGATAGTTATGTCTGTTAATCCTGTGACTACACTTGAAGGATAAAGCAAAGTAGTCCCAGCATCTAAAGACTTGTTGAACTTTACGTGAGTGCTTTCCTGAGCATTACCCGAAGAGCTTGCTGGCCCTAAGCCTCGACTACTGTACAGATACTCACCTGTAGACGCGGCATCGAAAGACCAGTACTCCCCTTGACCTCTGACTAGACCTTGAAGAGCGATGGCATCAGCTTCTGACAAAGGGGGTGTCTTAAATGATAGCTTTCTCTTCAACCTTCTTCGGAGGTTGATAGTCGTCCCATCATACGATTTTGAACTGTTGCCTACTTCAACTAGCTGCATAGACGCACTGTCTACTTCGACGGGAACTGTGTGGCCATTTATTCTGAGGAAAGCCATTATCTAATTCCTGCTAGTTTGCCTTT